ATAGTGACCTCCTTCCGGGGAGGCCACTACTTTATTACGGCTTGTAGTAAACAGGACGGACACCAGAGTTAGATTGACCAACTGAAGTACGTCCACGGTTAGCGAGTAGCGCGTTGATACCGCCGCCTGTACCGTTCGAATATGCACCGCCCCGCAGTGTCATCACCTCGCCTCCTTTTGAGTACGACAGCGAATCATCGGAAACCAGGCCCGCCAGCGGGAACAGCATCAGTCTGCGCAGCACTCTTAGCGCCGCTTCTGCTACCGGCGTAGCACCCGGATTTCGGGCGCTCGTAAACAGCGTATTCTCACCATAAACCAGTGTGTAATTCCCTGTTCCCGATATGTCGATCCGCACGGAGTTGGTCGTGGTCGGCACCCAGGAATCGGTCCCGGCGGTCCCCGTGCCAGTTGGTATCAGCAGAGAACCATCAACACCGCTTACCGCCTTCCACGCAGTTGACGACAGGGAATGGTCAGTAGAGCCCATCGCCGCATTGTTATTCGTCATAATCTGCAGCTCACCACCACAGAATCGGACTCCCGTCACCTGCTCCCAAACGTTGCCGGCTAAATCTGCAATGCCTGCATAGTCACGGTTGTGCCGCCAGCCAACCGGGCCGGAACCCGTCAGCGTCAGACCCGTTCCGGATTCTGCCCCGGCCGTCATGCCATCAACCCGCCGCCCCTTTTCACTGATATTGTCAGATGACAGCCCCCATTTTGTATTGCCGCGCGGGGAATGGCCCTGGGAATAGCATAGTAATGCGATTGCAGCCCACTCAGCGTTAGTCATGGCGTGCCAGCCAGGACCTGCAGCCCGCGCCAGGCTGATGCCGTCATTGTATGGAACGGATACAGCTGGAGCGCGGTCAGGCAGTGACAGTAACTGACCATTTACAATGCTCCCTGGATATGTCCCAACGAATATCTGATCAACCTCGACGCCATTCACAATAAATGCCGGATGCGTTCCCGACCCCAGCGATGCATCAATCGTGCTGACGTCAAATTTGGGAATAATATTCACAAACGACGGGTCACCGGCGCTGGTATAAAGTACAGTCTGCGCACCGCCGGAGGCAGCTTCAACGGCGCGACGTAATGAATCCTGAATTAAAATAGTCATTTTTTTATTCCACAATATTAGAGGTTGTGACGTACGGGGCCGCTGAGCTGCTGATGTTCAGCGCACCTTTTGTTTTCGCACGGGTATCCAGTTTCATATAACGATTGACGCGGATATTCCGGCCCTCCAGGGTTATATCGACACTGTAATTTTTTGATGCACACTCAATGATGTTATTAATACTGATGTTGCTGACATTACCTGCCTTATAGCGGGAAGCATCACCAAACCCGGCATACGATTTCAGGATTGCATTAACCTCATCCCAGCCGCGACCGGGTGTCATGTAGTTAACGCTGCTTATGCCGCTGATTGTCACGTTGTAGATTTTAAACTGCGTGGTCAGAATGGTGCTGACCTGCTCATTACCCGTAAGACCGATATTCGTAGCAGTGATATCGTGAATGTCGTTGCTGGTTCCCACGGCCTCATTTCCCGCCCACCCGTACCAGAAGGGACAGGTTGGGTAAATCCACTGGCGTATTGAACCTTCCGTCGGGACATTGGCGGTACTGTATACCAGGGAATCATCGCTGTTCACCATTGCCAAACAGTCATCACGTGCATAGCCGAAAATTTGTCGTACCCGCATATGGCTGGCACCGTTGGTGAAATGGATCCCGTCGCCGTTTTTGTACGGTTGCCACAGGTCAATATCATGGATATAGCCATTTTTAGAACCATACCCGAAATCCGTTCCCCAGTTTTTTACGTTCTGGAGTTTGAATCCGCCGATTTCAAAATTCTGCGTACCGTAATAAATCAGCCCCGTACCGCGCCAGCCATATTCGTCGCCAATCCAGTAGCGTGGACCAGCCCCTGCTGGAATATCAGCATAGTATGCCACGTCAGCACCGCTTAGTTTCGGGTAACCTGTGCCAATCAGACGGATGTTATCCGTGATTTCCAGGTCCAGGCACAGACCAAAGGGGTCGTCAGGATTGATAATAACCCCTGCCGCACGAAACAGATTGTCATGCACGCCGTCCTGCAGTTTAATCTCCACATTGTCGAGAACAACCCAGACATTGCTGCGGTGAATAACCGCTTCGGAGATGATGAACTGCTGTTTAACATAGTCAGATGAAATTATCAGCCATCCGCCGCCAGCATCATGCACCCAGTCCATCGCGTTCTGAATCCACTCGATATCGGTATCGCCGCTGAAATCCTGTAAATAATATTCGTTCGGATATTCCAGTCCGAGGCGCTCGCGCTCTGACGACAGCAACTTATGCAGCTCGTCCTTGTAAACATAGTTGTAATAAACAATCGATACAGCAGACCAGTCCGGCGTTCTGTCGGTGATTATCTGCTGCGCCCAGTACGCGGCATTTTCAGGAATAATCACATAACCCGAACTGGAGAATACAGGACGATATGCAATCAGAGCTTTGGCGGCATCATAGAACACGACGTTATAAAGGCTGCTGCTCTGACCCGGCGATGAGGCTACAGGCAAACCACTGAACAGGAGCCTGCCGCCGGTGCAGGAATACAGCCCGGTGGAATAAGAAACAACTCCGTCCTGCGTAATTGAGCTGGCGTTAATGTTTCCATTATCCAGGCGGACCGGGATTAAATCCGACTTTGTCAGTTTAATAACAGCATCTGCTGACCGGCCACGAAGACGATGGTCAATCGTCAGGGCCGCACCAGTCACATCAACAGAAGAAGATGCGCTCTGGTCCAGCGTGTTAGCGACAACAAAGCCATCCTGAGAAATTTCACACTGGTAATACCGTGCCTGATACGCCGCATACGACGCGCACATAATCCCCAGCGGACCCACATACGCTCCCGATGCATCGTAAAGCGCAGCTGCGTGGCCTGCGGTTGCCGATGTGGTGTAAACAGTGAGGCGCACAACGTCACCCTTGCGAACCGGGATCATCCCAGTCCTGCGGTAGCGTGTATCGGTGCCAAACGACCCGTTACCAGCGTTGACTGTACCGGGCACGGAAAATGCCACATAACAATACTGTGATGCGCCGTCAGGAGTTACGATCTCAGCCGCCAGCGTGTTCAGCATTTCAGTGCAAATCTGGACTGATGAGACCAGCCTGGATAATCCGCTGGCATTTTGCTGGTTTCCCACTGACAGAGTATTAATTGACTCAGCCAGCACGTTAAATCCGGTCATCAGATTCTGCACTGTGTCGCTGCTTTCAATACCTGAACCAGAGCTTGTGCCGCCCTCCGCCATAACGTGCAGCGCCGTCATTAAACGCTGGACGGTATCTGACATGAGTTCAACTGCGGCCCCGGATGGCATCTTCCGTCCGGTAGCAGTCAGGGTGCCACCATTGTTGATGTACTCATCGGCCAGAGAGCTTCCGTCCTGACTGCGAACATAGGTGCTGCTGCCTTCTGGAATATTCGCGATATCCGCCTGCGCAGCCTCAATCGTCATGTACTGCTTGCTGAGCGGAATGATGTTCTGCCGGATCTCATCGTTTTTCGCCATCATCTGGCGCCATGAATAAAGAGGGTCACCACCACGGTCGGGAACATCTGCGGCGGGACCATTAACCAGCTTATCCAGGCGCTCGGCGTTATCGAGCAACACAGCGGGAGACGTGCTCCCCAGCTCCGGGTTAAAGGCCATGTTTTTGCTCCAAAAAGAGGCTTCGCCCAAACGAGGGTTTGAGCGAAAACAGTTAATTAGGGGTTGTTATGGGGTATTAAGCGACGTCGCCGGGGTATGTGGCGTCGTCGTACTGGTAGAAAATTTCTTTATATTCAGGTGCAGTAATCTGACAGTTGCTGTCACCTGATGGGGCAACCTCCTGGACTATCCCATGCCGCGCACCCTTTTCACTGTCGCAGAACAATAACTTCGGCGGATCAATATCTGGGTCGTCCATAATCCAGTCTTCCGGATGCAGGTCGTCGTTGTACGGCACCGTCAGCGTGAAATCATCCACCCGTTGCGGCGTGAGCATTCGCGATGATGGTCGACCGTCCTGAAACTGTATCCAGCAGCGAGGATTCGCGTAGCTCCAGTCCAGTGGCTCCGTGACATGCAGCGTAATTTCCTGGAAGTCGTAAATCATCGCGTCAATCAGGCAACTTTGGGTTTTCCCGGTTGGAATGTCGTCGGACAAAATGATGTGATCACCGAAGTCATGACACCATCCCAGCATTGAAGTCGTAGCCGTATAGGTTCGACGTTGGTGGAGATATTTCATTAACCGACGCATCCCGATACGCCAGGCGCGATCTGCAGTCATGGCAACATCAATGGTGTATGCCTCCGTTTTGCGCGGAAAAGGATTTTCCGGCGTCCGGCACTGTACGGTTTCCTCCGCCCAGGTCACAGGGTTGATATATTTCACATCCACGCCATCAAAATCATCCTCCGACGGGACCCTGAATGACGTCTGCATTTCCTCCACGGTATCCTGAGGAGTAATGATCCCTGTCCAGCTTTTGACGCCCTCTCTCCCGACAGAAAGCAACCCGTCAGACAGCAGAAAATACCCCATGCCAGCCTCGGCTATTTTGTCGAAAATATCCTTTGCTGACGTGCTGTCACTGCTTGCCTGGTGATCAAAATATTCTCCCCTTGGCGTCCAGTAGGTAGCCTCCAGCGTACTGAGCGCCGCAATGTCGATCTGGTCGTCGCGATATCCCAGACTGCGGGCAAGATGCAGGAACGCACCGCTGATTGTCCTGTCACCACCGCCATCATAATTTCGTGTGGCGACAACACTCACACGCTTGTCTGACTGCGCCGCCAGCTGGCCGCCGGTTTCAACCGTGATCCCTATTGTTGATATCCCTGCGTAGGAGGTCGGACGGGAAAGCAAACGACCTCTGAGCGCCTGCCAGAACATGCTGTCTCTCGCGTTGTTGCTCCCCTGCTCGTTACGGCGGCGGCATCGAACCTCCACCAGCCCAGGAGAGGACAGATCAAAACGCTCTGTAAAACCGAGGCCATTAATGTTTTTAAGCGCGTAAACCCCTGGCTTACTCGTCCACCCTGATCCGGAACCATAAACGCGATACTGGATTTCATACTCGACATGGCGGACCCGCTTATTCCCGTTGTTCTGGAACCCGCAAATTCCGTTTGGGAAAGCAAAGTTGACCTCGAAGGCATCCACAACTTCATTTTGCGGGCAGGCCAGAAAGGGGCCGAGCCAGGTTTCATTATCGTTAATACCAGACGCGGCAAAATCCACGACGGTACGGGTCATAAAGCCTGACCAGGTGCTGTCAACGACACCGTTAACCACACGCTGTACGGTCGCAGAGGGACCATCAGTAGACGCTATCTGGTATTCGTTGCCACGGTGTGCCAGGGAAATCCGCTGAGTGCCTTCCGGCAATCCGGAAAAGGCAGTGCCAGAATCGTATGCCAGCGTCACGCTGGCTGTTACCGCAGGGCTTCCGCCGCTGGATGCCGTACCAGCTGTAAATACCGGGCTGTCGCCAAATACTGACGCAGGCAGGAATGATGACGTAATGGAACCGCCACGCCAGGGGCTGGAGATCTCCACGATACGTATCACGCCGCCATCATCCTGAGCGATGAGCCCCGAACCATTCAACCCGCCGTTAATCGCTGCGAGCAAGCCAGACATTGTGCCGTAGTTGGCGACCAGAGATATGGTATAGGTGATACCCTGCCAGGTCAGAGCAAAGGTCTGGCTGGTTGTCGTAAAGTCATACGTTGACGGCGACGCACTGGCGCGTAATACCGCAGTCGCTCCCCCTGTTCCCGGAACGGCGTCCTGGTGAGGGGTATACGTGGCGATCTGCAGGTCATAGTCAGTACCGTTAAACGTTAGGGTGACAGGCATTCCGCTGAATGGCGCGATCTCTGACACGACGTCGCCTGTCAGCACGTTAAAACCGCCCTCGATGGATACCTGATAATTCACTGGCGCTTTCAGGGTGACAATTGCACCGGCGATCCAGCCAGGAGGAAGTTTGTTCTCATCCTCGTCTTCATCATTATCATCATCGACATCGAGGCCAGAAAACGAGACAGAGGCACCGCTGACGGTCATGGCATCAGCAACGATATCACTGGCGTCAGGGGCAGTCTGAGCCATATCGAGGCCGCTGCCGCTCGACGTTCCCCCAACTTCCGTTGAGTTGAACCATATCTCACTGCGACGATCCCCGGCCACATTATCGCCAGGCCCATAGCTGGTATATGAAAAACCCTCGCCTAAGGTCAGCGCCGGAGTTTCTCCTACCAGAAAATCCCCTCCGGTATAGGAGAAACGCCCATATCCAAGGCAGACAAACATTTCGACCGTCATTCTGGTTGGATCAGCGGGGTCGAATCGCGTTACCGGCTGCACCAGGTAATCCGGGTATATCCGGTTTCGCCCAAAAGCTTCCCTAACGGGATCGCCAAGCTTCGCTGTATTGGCTTTAGCCGGATTCAGATCCAGCGATGAAGCGTTACTGGATGAAAAGCCGCCCAATTCTGGTTTTGGGGCAAAGAATAATGCATATGCCGTAGACGCAATGGATACGGCCACCGAAACCCACGCGGCAATTTCAAGACCCGTGCCATACGGAATGGGATATATCCGCACGTCGCTGTCTGGCCGCAACAAACATAACGGCCATTCCGCCGGGGGGACTGCCTGGCCGTTCAGCTCGATCACGACAGGATGAGTTTTATCCTGTGAATAGCTCGGGACATTTCTGCTCATCCACTCATGCAGCGTCAGCACACCATGCTCGTGCGTTTCAAGGGGTTCACCCGGTAGCCGGGACGGGTAAAACTTTATCGTCATTGCCAAAACTCCACGCGGTTAAAGCGACGGATAAATCGCGACAGTGGCAGAAACGTAACCCCCGGGCCTGGATTGCATTCCGCGACCTGCAGCTGGTTATCGAGCATCACAACGATCCCAACATGGGAAACCGTTGAACCCGAATAGCAAGCCACTCCGGCACCTTCACAGGGTTCACAACGTTTCAGCGTAAGCATCAGCTTTCTCGCTTCCCGGTCGAGGCCCCCGCCTTCTTTGGTCACACCTGCAAAATCCGGCCATTCAGGTAGCCCCAGGTCGCGACGTATCTCATTTACAATGCCGAAGCAGTCGAGCTGCGGATGTACGCGCCCGCCCTTCAGCCAGGTGACTGAACGGTATTTATCAGGATTAAACATATTTGCCTCAGATTAGTAACGTAAGCCCGGATGCTCGGCGAGGTTGTAACGTTTACGGGGCCAGGCTGTTTTGAGGACATTCAT